TACTTCTTGATCATCACTAACTACAGTTTCACCTTCGCCTTCAGATCGTTCTTCTGGTTCTCCTTTAGCTACGATTGTATCTTCAATGTCAGTGGCAGTATCTTCAGCAACTTCAGTGCTACTATCAGAAACACCCTCTTCTTCTTTTTCACCTTCATCGCCAGCTAATGATTTAGGTTCACCTTTAGCCATTACTTTGGCTTCAATTTCTTCTGCCTCATCTTCACTAACATCACTGCCTACTTCTTTCATAAGGCCTTCGAGTTTAGTAAGAAGTGCTTTTTCTTTTTTGATTTCATCAATACTAGTATAGCCCAGTTTTTTAACTATTTCTTGTACTTCAGCTACTTTGCTAGATGATTCGTTAAGGATTTCAGAGAATTTTTTAATACGTCTCATATTATAATATAGTTTTTATTATTTGTTTATATATCATTGCTTGTTTAGAAGTTTATTGATTGTACTTCAAACGGAAATTTTTCTTCTTTATAAATTTTTCTTCTAGTAATACCGTGTCTATATACATAATTAAGCCATTCATCAGAACCGGTACCCCATTTTAAATCATCTACATAGTCATATATCTTAACTACATCTTTATTATGATGCTTTCTTAAACCTCTTCCAATAGATTGACGAATAATTACTTCACTCTTAAAACTTTCAGTAAAATGTACATTATGTATATTTTTAATAGAAATACCTGTTGAAAATGTACCATAACTTGCTACAATAATAACGTCATCACCTTTTTCCATACGGGATTTAAAGTCTTCGCGTAAACTAGTATCTACTGTACCATCGACATAATAAACTTTTTTATTGTTTATTTTACATAATTTGTTATATAGTTTTTCACCATATGCAATTTTATGAAACAGTACTAGCGAATTATTTTGACATTTATCCACTACTTTAGTAACAAAATCAAGTCTATTTTCATTTTCATTAATAAAGTTTTGTTCTAATGGAAATAAATTTTTACGGTCTTGTGGTCTCTTAGAAAGATAGGCAAAAGATTCTTTTTGTGCATCAGTGGCATAATTCATATGAAATTGAATTACTTTACAATTAGAAATATAACCCTCGTCCTGTAAATAACTAGCTTTAACTTGTGTAACTAATGGGCCCATTGCAGACATAAGACTTAATCTATCAACAGTCCCTCTTTTTGGAATAGTTCCACTTAAGCCAAATCGATAATCACAATGCCAGCATTTATCCATAATTTTTTGTATAGAAACAGCTTTAGCTTTATGTGTTTCGTCTACAAAAACAGCATCAAACTGTTTAAAATATTCTTTATCATTTTTTACTAATGACTGGTATGTACCTATTACTAAGTTAGAACTCTTGCGGATTTTAGCACCCGCATAAATTTGTTGGGTTCTTAATTTAAGATGTCCTTTATTATATTCTTCAAAATCACCAGTAGCTTGTACAACCAAACTAACATTAGGTACAATCATCAAGATTTTTTTCTTTTCCAGAATCTCCATCATATAACCCAATGTCATAAATGAAATTAAGGTCTTGCCTGCTGATGTCGCTAATTCAGCCAAACATCTTCTGTATTTTAAAATTTTAAAAGCTGCATCAATTTGATATTCCCTAGGCTTTATTTCACCTGTAAAAAAAGTATCAACCCATTTTCTAAATGATGATTCATCTATTTCAGTATCAAATAACCGAGTAACACCATTAAGTGTTAATTTAAAATCATATTCTTTACAAATGTTTACTAACTCTTTCCATAAGCCTGCAGGAATTTTATTCTTTTTTATAAAAGTAATATTGCCATCCCATACTCCTTTTTTTACTAAAGGATGAAATCGCCAGCCATCAATTCTTTTAGTTAAAGAAGCAGTTAGTTGATCATATTCTAATTCTGTACATGAATTAATGACCAGAAATTTTTTATCTTCTGATAATGTGAGTTCCATTATTCGTCGTCCTCGAGCCTTATTCTATTTCTAATAGCAAACGCCATATTATCTAAGGTTTTTATACAATCTTTATAAAAATCTATATGAGTTTCTAATAATTTAATCTGTAATTTAAAAGGACCCATATCAGCATTAATAAAGTCTTTCCGTTCATCTCTATTAAGCTTAAGATCGTAATTTAATGAGTATTCTCGATATTTAGTTTTAAAGTGTCTGTCCCATACAGTATTCCTTTTATATATCATGATTTTTAGCTCAGTCACTTTGTCTAATAACCTTTGTCTATATGAAAGCATATTTACTTGACAACCTGATAGTTCGCGAATATTTTTAATTTTATCAATTAAATCCTGTATATCGGTCATCCATTTTGTTTTGTCTTTATTTAATAAAGTTTCTAATTTTTCATTAGCTTCTTTAGTTTCGATTTCGCTATACATTAAAATATATTATTATTTGGTTCAGACCTTTTAGTTGTTTGTGTTACTTTAGGTTGGAATTTTCGCTTAGGTTCAGGTATTGTAAAATTACCTAAACCCTCTAATTTAGTAAATTTAGCTGGTTCAAATACTAACAATAATTTAAATCTATTATTATCGTGTTTACTATCTTTATAAAATTGATTTAATTCGTCAGACACTAATTCTATTAACTTTGTTTCAATCATAAAAAAACTATATCTAATGCATCAGATGTAAAATAATGATCTAATTTAGATAAGCTATTCTTTTTATGCACATATTCATATTTTACTAAATCATTAAGATCTTTTATCTTTTTAGTTGGTATATTATAATCTTGTAAAAATTTCTCCCACATAAAAACGCGCTGTCCTGTTTTTATTTTTTGTATCATTTTAGATTTACCAGATATATCGTTATCAAAAAAATACCTAGCAGTTGGTATATCATTCCATTCTATCACCTGTTTTTTAACTCCAGTAATACCAATAGAATTTTTCATAAACAATGCATCAATGGGACCTTCAAAAATAGTAAAGTCTTTAGTCATATCAACTTGCAATATACCGAATAACATAGAAATTTTATTTAGCTGATCTAATTCATCTTCATCTATATTGTGATCAATATTTAATTTTTCATAAATTTTTTGTAAATTCCAAGTTTTATATTTTGGACCACGATTGCTTTGTAACTCTCTTACTTGTAAACCAACTACCTTTCCTGTATTAGATAAATTAAAAATATAAAGTTGCTTACGCCGAGGATCATATGCAAATCTACCTAATTTATGATGTAACATTCTACTCTTGAGATATGGATATGCTCTATAAGTTTGCTCATTAATAGGAAATGCATTAAATCCCCTCATAACATCGTCGCGACTTATAGCAAGCTCTTCAATTTTATCAAAAAGATGAAATCCTAAGGTACCAGTAGATACAAATGTTTTTTTATGTTCTCTAATATAATCAAGTACGTTTAAACGATCTTCATCGTCTAACTCAACATTAAAATCTCGAAGAAATGTATTAAGTGGAGTATGTGCCTCACAGTTATAGCAATGAAAATAAAGATCATTCCAATAAATATTACCTCTTTTCTTACGGTCATTTTCTGTAGAATCTCCACAATAAGGGCATGCAAAATTAAGTCGTTCACGACTATCATGTATGTTACGCTTTTCTTGACTTGTATGATTAGTAAAAAGAACCCGGATCACCTTATCAGTAATCCGGGCCTTCATTTCTTTAGTAAGATTAATAATCTCTGACATTAAATATCAAGGCCATTAAGAAAATCATCTAGGTTATCATCAGATGCTGCTGTTACAACTTCTGGTTCCTTTACAGATTCTTTTTTAGATTCTGCTGTTGGTGTGTTTTGGTTAGTTACAGCACCAATAGAAGATCCAGGTGAATTATATCCAGATAAAACTCCCATTACTCTAGATCGTTCATCGTCAGTCCAAGCTTTATAATCCCAATTGTCTAATTCAGGAGCTTCTCCTAAGTAGTCAACAATAGCTTTTCGTGATGACACATCATCAGATACTGGTGTACTATTTAATACCATTGCCCCTTGCTTACTTTGAAACTTACAAGAATCATAGTTAGGATAACCACCCTTCTTAGAAATATTAAGTTCAAAATTCTTTCCATCAAATGGATCAAATACCTGAACAGGTTCATCAAATTTAGGATTTAATTCATCATCAATTTTTTGTTTAATCTTCCAACCAAACTTAAAAACTTTAATTTGTCCTTCAAGAGCAGTATTTTGTTCATCCTTTACTACTTGAATAAGTGCATAATATACTTCTTTACGTTTTAGATTTTCGGACATTTTTTTATCTACTGCCGATTCACTATTGCGTAATGTAAAGAACATCTCTTGGACTGGACATTTATCACCGACTGTTGATGGTGAATCAACATAAAAACCCTTACCGTCAGTGTCTTCTAACCAATATACATATTTACGGATATATGGTTTTCTTGGGTTTTTTAGATTTGGTAAAAATCTAATAAGGGAACTATATGTACCATCTTGACCTTGATCTGGTTTTGGAGCATAAAGATCGGTTGTTCCTCGTGGCTTTTCACCTGTATCCAGGTCGTCCACACTAATGTTAAAAATATCAAATTCGTTTGCCATTGTTTTTTGCCTTTTTTTGTTTTTATTTTTATTTTTGTTAATAAAAAGTTTAACAAATTGCCATTCTGCTGCCTAGGATTGCCGAATTACTCTTTATTAAAGCCTTTTACAGATGATGCCTGTCATCTGCTATTTATATACCTAAATATTAAGAAGGTTTAATGTAAATTAAAACTTTTTTATAGGACGGCTCCGATCTTATCTTCAGGTAATATTATTAAAGATTTATTGTCATATTCAAATAAAGTACCAGTTAAATCACCAAAGGCAACAGAAGCTCCAGGTACTATATCTGGATCCGTTACTTTAGGTCCAACTGAAAGTATAATACCTGTAAATGGTGGACTATGTTCACCTTCAACTACATTAGAAATATAAATAGAACCTATTTTTTCAGGAGCTGGATCCTTCTCAATTATTACTAAATTATGTAATGCTTTCATTTTTTTTTATCTTTTTCTAAACCTTTTCCCATAAGTGCAATATAAGATTCATAGTAGTTCCACCGGGAAATAATTTATATTATTAGAGTTTCCAATAATTTTAAAATAAAGTAAGAATCTACTAAATCATCTAATGGTTTCGGTACATCTTTTACAAACTCTTTATCTTGACACCATTTCCATAATAAAGAATTATTGAGGTTACTATCTTCCAGAAAATTATTCTTAAAGGCATTAAACATATAATTTTTATTACAGTTTCCCTTACCTGCTAATTTCTTTACTTTAGTTGGCTGAAAAATATAAAAATTGTTTATACCGTAAGATTCAATTAGTATTTGTCTTAATCTACTATTGTATTGAATCATATCAATAAAGCTATTTCCTTTTGATCCATATGAAAACCCTTCAATAGCAAAGGCTTTTATTTTATAATGATTTTTTAAATAATCATTTATCAGATTAGCAATGACCATGGAATCCTCCATTTTTTCGCGTTCTCTATCTAAAAAAGTTTTTGAAGATACATTCCGATTATAGTGTATTCCTTTAATTGCACCCATATCCATTAATTCGTTATGAATATGAAATGCTTTTTTAATAGGCAATTTGGACCATGGTCTATCGCCGTAATTAAAAAATGAAATAAAATCGTAATTATTATTTTTACTTACACAAGCAGCTGGGCTGTTAAGTGAAAAATCTATGCCTACTAATGACAAATGTTGTATTATTTAAATGTTATTACCTTTCGGCCAATCTCAAGCCATTAATTATTAATGATCTTCTATTGTTGCTAATTTTGTATAGTACTCTGGATCTTCCATTAAATGATCTTTTGCAATTTCCTTTGCAACTTCTTTATCTGTAGTGTGTTCCATTTCCACCTTAATACCTTGCTCTAGTGAGTCCTTATCGAAATCAGAATCTTCTTTTTTATCTCCAAGTCCACCAGTAATAGTGTCACTCTCTAGTAAAAAGTCCTCATATGATTTGATATTATTCATATTTTTTTACCAATAGCTGAACCTAACGCAGCTCCTACTAAACGACTAGTAAGTAAATCATATAATACTCCTTTTTCAATTCCTAAAACCTTAGCAATTGTTTTACCGATAGTTTTACCTAATGCAAATCCACCTAAACCACCAAATACAGATCCAATAATACCTTCATTAACAATTTCATCCATAACCTCACCTAAGTCCCGACCTTTTTCATTTTCAGCCAAAATTCTATTTACAACTTCATCAATAGCTGATTCTTGTTCTTCTGTTAAATCTAGGGATTCTTGCAAAACTCTTTGAAAAAGTATGCTTTCATCAGATTCATTAAGATATTCATTATAGGTTTTCATACTTTATATATCAACTTAAATTAACAGCTATATCCAAGATGTTATAGGTAAAATTAATTTCAAATGTTTGAAAATCTACAGTATTACTACTAAAATTCAGATCTAATGCACTTACACCAGTCATAATCATTTCTTTTAATTGAGCAGTAACATAAATATTACCTTCTCCATCCATAATTTGTAAACCAACTCCTTCTGGTACCCATGGATGTTTACCATCTTGTCCATAATAGTATTCAAACAATTCAATAGCCATCCAATAATTAATAAACCCATCGAAAGATTGCA